CACCAGATACAGTAATTGAATTATTAAAAAATAAAAGTAAAGATTTATAATGACCAAAATCGAGAATGAAAAAATAGATAGATTAGAAAACCATTTTAAAGTTTACAAAACAGATATGATTGATGTCAGAAATAGTGTTAATAATATAGAAAATGCTTTAATTGGCTCAAGTCTAAATGGCAATAAAGGAATGGTTCATTTGTTAGATGACATTAAAGAAAGAGTAAAAGACCTTGAAGAAAAACAAATATTAGCGGACGAATTAGCTAGTAATATTAAGTGGTTTCAAAGAGGTTTAATCGGAATACTATTTGCATATTTAACTTACTTAATTACAAAATAATGAAATTAGACAAAAAAGGTTTAAAACTTCTTGAAGAATTAGAAGGCTTAGAATTAAAGGCTTATAAATGTTCTGCTGATGTTTGGACCATTGGATTAGGCAATACTTTTTACGAAGATGGTTCTAAGGTAAAAGAAGGTCAATCTATAAGCAAAGAAAGAGCATATTTATTATTTAATTTAATTAGCAAACAATTTGAAAAAGCTATAAATGAAAATGTAAAAGTTGAAATTAGCCAAAATCAATTTAATGCTTTATTTTGTTTTGTTTATAATATTGGAATAACTGGATTTAAGAATAGTACTTTATTAAGAATCTTAAATGATAATCCAAATAATGGACTTATTGCAAAACAGTTTTTAAGATGGAACAAGATAGCTGGTAAAGAATCAAGAGGTTTGACTAATCGCAGAATTAAAGAATCTGCATTATATTTTACTAAATGAAAAAGATAATATTTTTAGCCATTTTAATAACTTCTTGTGCATCAAGAAAAGTTGATGTAAACATAAAAGAAACTAAAAAAGATAGTTTAGTTGAAAAAATTGTAATTGTAAAAGATACTATTTCAGAAAAAAAAGAAACTAAAATAAACTATAAAATATTTTCAGATATAAATGAAATAAATATTAAACCAATAGACACTTCTAAAGCTATTGAGATAAATGGTATTAAATACAAAAACGTTGTTTTAAGCATTAAAAATAGCAAAGTAAGTAACTTATATTCAAAAGAAGAGACTATTGCTAAAAATGTATCTAAATCAACTACTGAAAAGGATAAGACACATTTAATAACTAAAGAAGATGTGAAAGAAAAAACCATAGATAAAAAAGCTAATTACTTTGTTTATTTATGGTTGTTGTTAATTCCAGTATTTTATGTGATTTATAAGTTGTTGATAAAAAAACTAAATTAATTTAAATTTCTACTTTTTTTTCTATAAATTTGTGTAATATTTAAAACCAAAATAATATACATCTAAAGATATGAAATTAGAATACATAGTTAAATGCGACTTTTATGGTACTGGTAAAAGTTATAATAAAGTTTTTTATTCAGATAAAGAATATACTAGCTTTAAAAATTGGATAGAAAGTAAAAGAGGTTATACTAATGTAAAGTTCTTTAAAAAGAAAATGCAAAATACTGATTCTGTTAGTTTAGAAATAAAAAAAAATAATTTAACAAAAAAAGAATATTTAAAAAGGTACTTAATAACTAATAAAAAAGAAGTATCATTTTTTAAGTTTATTTATTCTTTAATAAGCGAAGATGAAATAGTTTATGTAGGTAAAACAATAAACATACAAAGCAGAATATTTAATCATAAAAAAGAAGGATTAAAAGAATTTGATAGTTTTTCAATAATTGCTAAATTACCTAATGAAATTTCAGATTTAGAACTTTTAAAAATAGAAGAAAAATACATTAAATTATTAAAACCAAAATACAATATAATGCATAATGAAAAAACCAACTAGGAAATCTCTAGTAGTAAAACTAGATACAGTCTTTAGTCAATACATAAGAAGAAAGGATGCAATTGATGAAATAGCTGAATGTATTACTTGTAATAAGAAAGACCATTACAAGAAGCTACAATGCGGTCATTTTATGTCCAGAAGACATTACTCTACAAGATGGGATGAAAATAATGTTGGTGTACAATGCTACGGTTGTAATATCTCACGTGCTGGAGAACAATATAAATTTAGTTTATATCTTGGTGATAACTTAGCAGAATCTTTAATGATTAAATCTAAACAAATAGTTAAATTTGCTGATGTAGATTTGATTGATATGATTGAATATTATACTGCCAAAATCAATAGTCTATAATCCTTTTTTACTCTTCTTTTTTTTGTTTGTTAAGGCCCCTTTAATTAGGGGTTTTTTTATGCTTAAAAAGTTTTAACAAAGTTTTAACACTTTTAAAAAATCAATATATCTATTTACGTTGTAGATTTGTCCCAACAAACAAACAAATAGAAATTATGATACTTACAGAAAAAATGGTTAAAGAAATGTCAAAATTAGAAAGACAAATTAAATTAGATGAATTAGAAGATTTAATGTGTAATACTGATTATAGAACTTTAGAAGGTGGTTTTATTTACGAGCAATATGCAAAAAGTGCAAACTTGATAATAAACAAACAAAACGGAGAATTTTAGATAAAAAAATGGGGTGTAAAAACCCCTTTTAAAAAAAAGATTATGAAAAAATTATTAAGCGATGTATTTTTCGCATTCATTTTAATCAGCGTAATGGCAATAATGTACTTAATGTTAATAGAAGCAATATCAAAATAGTTATGAAAGATTTATTAGATTTCCAAAGGTTTCAAATCCAAAGTTTACAAGACAGAATATGTGAACTTGAAAATCAGAACAACACTTTGACTGGATATGTTTTTGAAGCATTAGACGAAGATTGTCCAGCAGAATATAAGATTATACTAAAAAAAGAAATTTACACCTTAAAACAACTTTAAAATGGAAAACATCACACTACAAGAAAAACTATCAAAGATTCAAAAAGAATTTAAAGCTAACAAGTCAAAATTCAATTCATTCGGTAAATACAACTTTAGAAGTGCTGAAGATATACTTGAAGCATTAAAACCTTACAATGAGAAATACGAAGTCAGCTTTATTATAAGAGAAAAAATGATTAGCTTTGACCCACCAATTATTTTTAGTGAAGCTATAATATTTGACAACAATGGAATAAATGAAATTTCAGCATCTGCGGTTGTAGGTGTAGACTTAGACCAAAAAGGTATGCAAATGCCACAGAAATATGGTTCTGCTTCATCATACGGTAAAAAATACGCATTAGGTAATTTACTTTTAATTGACGATTCGCAAGATGCTGATGCTACAAATAAGCACGATAAAGAAGCGAAAACCACAATGGAAGACAACAAGAAATGGCTAAACGAAAACACACCAGAATTTAAAAAAGCAGTAGACTATTTAAAAGGAGGTGGTGATATCAAAAATATTGAAAATAAATATAAAATTTCATCTGTTACAAAAGCAGCATTAACTAAATAATAAAAACTGAATAGCTGACAACAGTAAAAAAAGGTAGGCAAAGTAAATAAATAAATATTATGAGTTCGTTAATTAATTTAAGCATCAGAGTTGACAAATTACCAAAGGAAAAATTTGTACAAGGTAAGGATGGAGCAGTTTATTACAACTTTACAGTTTCTGTAAATGATGATTCAAATCAATACGGTCAAAATGTCGGTGCTATTGATTCACAAACAAAAGAAGAACGTGAAGCGAAGAAGACCAAATTGTATATCGGGAATGGAAATGTAGTATGGACTGATGGAAGCATTAAAACTGCTGAAAAGAAAGCAGAAGCAACTAAAGCAGAAATAGATTCAGATTTACCTTTCTAAATTAAATGGGGTGTAAAAACCCCTTTTTTTTAACAAACAAAACAAACAAAAATGGATATAGAAGGTAAAAGATTATTGATGCAGATGTACGAAGAAGATTGTTTTATTAATCCTTTAGAAAAAATAGAACATCCAGAACCAGCAATTTCATTTGGTACTAAAGAATATGAAACTAAAGATGGTAGTATTAGCTATCCAACACCAATAGGTACTTATGGTAATTTTAGCTTTATCCAAGCACCACCAAAGAGTAAAAAAACATTTTTCGTATCATTATTATCAGCAGCATATTTAGCTGGTAATTTAGAGTCTTTTTGTGGTGATTTAAAAGCCAATAGAAAAGAAAAACATTTAATACATTTCGATACTGAACAAGGAAACTTTCACGCTGCAAGTGTATTTAGAAGACCGATTGATATGACTGGAATTAAAACAGATAAGTATCATACATTAGCACTTAGGCAGCTATCATTCAAAGAAAGAATTGATTTTATAGAATATTACTTGTATGATAAATTAGAAGCTAAAAACATAGGCTTAGTGATTATAGATGGTATTGCAGATTTATGTTCTGATGTGAATAATATAGAAGAATCAAATAATGTGGTCCAGAAGTTAATGAAATGGACTAAAGAATTGAATTGTCATATTATAACTGTGATACATTCTAACTTCGGAAGTGATAAGCCAACTGGACATTTAGGTTCATTCTTAGAAAAGAAAACGGAAACGCAAATACAATTAGAACTAAATACAGTAAATAAAGGTTTAGTTACCGTATCGTGTAAACGCTCAAGAAATGCTGGATTTGAAAACTTCAGTTTTAAAGTAAATAGTTTTGGATTACCCCAAGTGCAAGGTGCATTTTATGACCCATTAAAAGATATATTTTAACGGTTCGCTAGTACAACACGGCAAGGACAAGAAAGCCTTATCATTCGGTTGTTACTAATATCACAAATACAAAAAAATAATTAAATTAATCAAGACTACCTTGCTGAGTTGTAATAGCTGTTAGCAGTAGTTATAATACTCGCAATTATGAAACAATATGATTTAACAGTAGAAGTAAAAGAACACGGAATTAGTAAAGTAGAAATCAAGCAATGCAAAATAATACTATCTGATAAAGATAATGTTGAAGAATATGCTCAAATGATGTACGGATGCTGGTATGATGTTTTAAGAGTAGAATACGAAGAATGCGAAGAAATACACATAAGTAAAACATATCTAATTGAGCAAGCTTATAAGCTGATACGTTTTGAATAATTACTGCTAACTGTTAACTAATAGCAGTTTTTTTAATTGCTATTAGTGCAAGTTATAATTTAAAATAAATAAATATGAAAACAGTAATAAAAAACCATTTAAACGACATACAGTTAAGTACTGCTAAAATGTTATTGTTACATTCAGATAATAGAGTGTTAATAACTTACTTTAAAGATATGGTAGAAAAGTTAGTATATTTGGAACAGTTGACAGAATTAGATTCAAAATACGACTGGATGCAGATAGAAACGTTTATGGAAGGTTTAATTGAACAAGATTCTGAACTTACAAATATTAATATAAACTTTGAGATTCAAGAAATTGCATCTGAAAAAAAAGAAGCAAGATTAACAGTTAAATCTTTTTAAATGAATAAATACAAATGGCTGGAGAAAGTTGCAGCACATCATAAAGAATGGGTTAAAACTATTCAAAAGATGGGTGAATATGATTATGCTGAAGACATAGTACAAGAATCTTATATCGCTCTAATGAAGTATGCTGATGAATCAAAATTAATTGATGCAGATGGTAAGGTTAGAAAAGGTTATGTTCTATTTACGCTTCGGTCTTTGTATTATCAATTTTACAATAAAAAGAAAAAGATTAACAAAGTTTCTTTCGATGGTTGTTGGGGGTTATTTGATGATTCAAACCTTGAAGAGCAAGAAGCATATCATAACATTTGTACCTTGATAGATGATGAAATAGAAAACTGGCATTGGTACGATAAAAAACTTTTCAAATTGTATAGAGATACTGATTTTTCAATGAGAGATATAGCTGGAGAAACTAACATTAGTTTAATATCAATATTTCATTCTATAAAAAATTACAAAGCTATTTTAAAAGATAAATTACAAAAAGATTATCAAGATTATATTAATAATGATTATAACAATATCTATTAAATTATGGAAAATCAAGAAGCAATTAACGTTTTAATTAAAGTTGCGAAACTAGCACAATCAAAAGGACTTTTAAGTTTAGAAGATACAAACATAGTTTTGCAATGTGTAACTTTATTAACCCCAAAAGAATTAGAAGATGGCGAAGAAAACAACTAAGAAAACACCAGCTAAAGGTTTAGGTGATTCAATTGAAAAAGTAACTAAAGCAACTGGAATTAAAAAAGTAGTAGAATTATTTTCTGCTGCAACTGGAATTGATTGCGGATGTGATGAAAGAAAAGATAAGTTGAATAAATTGTTTCCTTACACAAGAAAGATTAATTGTTTAGAAGAATCAGATTATAACTTTTTAACTGTATTTTTAGCGCCAAATCAAACAACGTTAAATCCGCAAGAACAAAAGATTATTTCAGATATTTATTTTAAAGTCTTTGAAGTTAGATTACAGATTTCATCTTGCACCAGTTGCTGGAAAGGTAAGATTGAAGAACTGCGAAAAGTGTATAACGAATATGAAGTGAATGAATAACTGGACAGAAATCGATTTATTCAACTGGCTAAAAGAAAATGTTTATCCAGATTTAGTTGAAGCTAATAATAAGATGTCAAGGTGGGATTGTTACTCACCTTGTTCTGGTCATCGAATAGAATTGAAGTGTAGAAAAAAACACTATCCAACAATGCTATTAGAAAAGAAAAAATATAATGCAATGCGTTATGAATGTGAAAGGCATTTAGATACACCGTTATACTACAATAGCACACCAGAAGGAATCTTTAGTTGGAATTTAAACATAATAGAACCAATATGGGAAATCAATACAAAGAATCCAGCAACAACACAATTTGGAAATACACAAAGAATAGAAAAAGAAGTAGCATATTTAGAAATAATAAAAGCAAAAAAATGGAAGTAAATACAGTACAACAAGAATATTTAAAATCGGTTTTATTGAGTCAATTATTATTAGAATCAAATGAAAATTTAGCATTCACAAAGCAATATAAAAGACAAGTAAAGCAGAAGATTAATAGTTTAAATAAAGACCTTGAAGAAATTGTAAGGAATGAATTTAAAATTATCTACAATACAGACCCCGAAACAACAACAAACATTTTAAGAAACATTGAAGAAATAGTAGAGAAATTACAAACACAATCTTTAGACGAATTACTTTTTATAAATGCGGTTATAGAAAAATACCGAGAAAACAAAGAATGGTTTGTTAAATTTGGAGAAGCAGAATTTTTAAGGCTAGAATAATGCGACCAAAGAAAATAGCAAGATACCAACCAAAAGAAGCAGAAATAGAAGCTATGCACATTTGTAATAAAAATGATTTAGCTTATCTGATTCAACCAATAAAAAATAAAACAAAATACAACGTAATCAAGTTTCAGATTTCAAACTATTTAGCGGTTCATATTTTAAAAGAAAAAGATATTCCTTTAGAATTTACAGAAATGGAAGGAATGAAAAAAACAATGGAACTTTATTTACTACATTCAAAAAGATTTAAAATATGAAAATATCAGAACTACCAGTAGAAGCAAGAGTATTAGCTTTAAGAAGGCAAACAGAATGCCAAGATAATGATTTTGATAGTATAACAGATTTTTTAGACAATGCTTTTAATTGGTGCGTAACAAAGGAAGGAGAAAATTACTGGAATCATTGGCATAACAAAGAAGCTATTACTTTTAAAGTAAAAGAAGAGCCTAAACACTACGACAATAGCAAAGGTTCACTATACAAGTTTTGCGAAGAACACGATGTTAATACATACGAATTTGATATAATTAAGCGAGTAATGAGATGTAGAAAGAAAGGTTTATTTATAGAAGATTTAGAAAAGACAAAGTTTTTAATTGATTTATACATTAAAGAAATGAAAGAAGATGAAAAATAGACAATCAAATTGGCAAAGGATAAATAGAGTAATGGACTTTCTCTGGAAGAGGGGAGATAATAAAGAATCTGTTAATGAAGTGTATCGAAAAGTATTAAAAGAAAGGCTATCTCTAAAGAGGTAGTTTTTTTTTGTGTTAATTTTTTGTTAATATGTTTTTTAACTCAAATGTTTATGTATATTTGTCCCAACAAACAAATAGAAATTATGACAACAGTAAAATTAAATTCAGCACAGTACATTAAAGCAATTGAACTTGGGTATTACGAACACATCAAATGTTTATCAGTTTTTAAAAAAATAGTAAAGCATTATAAATTATGTGGAAGAACTGAAGAGCTTTTAATAGAAATTAAATAAATATGGCAAATTCAAAAAGAGTATTAGAAAAAAGGTTTACAATCTTTGAACAAGAAAAGAACAGTAGGGTAAAAGCTATTGAATTATTAAGAATAATAAAAGAAAAAGAAAATGACAAAAATAGAAATGTTAAATAAACTGGAGGTGTGTATCTCAATAATTAAAGAAACAGAAAACACTTTTGTTAGAAGAACACTTGAAGAAGTGGCTGAAGAATTGGTAAAACAATGGAGTGAATCAGATGTATATTATGAAGAAATAAAACAAGCAATAAATGAATGATATAGAAATAGAAGCAAGAAAATTAGTATTTAAATTTATGCAGCCAATAGACGAATTACACAAGTATCCTATGTGTTTTGATACTGCTAAACAATGTGCGTTAATAGCTATAAGTTTACTTTTTGAAGATAGAGAAAGTTTAAACGTTAGATTTTGGCTAAGTGTTAAAAAAGAAATAAAAAAGTTATGAATGAAGCAGCACTAATAAAGATACAATCTAAAGTACAAGTAATAGACCGAGAATTATTATACTGCATTTCAGATTTACTTGATGGTAGAAGCCTATTATCTGACGAGCATTTAACTATACTGATTGAAAGTACAGAACGAGAATTAAAAATATACGAATACATTTTAAGTTTAATTATTGCAAACTCTAATAAAAACTAATGATAGTACTATTTGATGCAGATAGCTTGATATTCTCAAGTTGTTATAAGAAAAGAGAAAAGGTAGATGATGATGGTTTTCATCACGTTTTAGAAGATTCTATTGCTAAATTTGATGAAGTATTTATGTCAATTATTAATCACTTAGAAGACATCTATGAAGTTACAGAAGTAAAAACATTCTCTGGAAGTAAAGGAAACTTTAGAAAGTACATTTCACCAAAATACAAAGCAAACAGAAACTACAATGCATTACCACCATTGTTAAATGAGATGCACGATTTTGTTAAAGAATCTTATAATTCAATATGGGGTTATGGATGTGAAACAGATGACGTAGTTGCAAAATATTGGTTTAATATTTCAAATGAAATTGGAAGAGATAATGTTATTATAGTTTCCATAGATAAAGATTATAAACAGTTTCCTTGTTTGATGTATAATTATCACTTTAAACATAAAGTTATCTATGATATCACAGAAGAAGAAGCATTGTATAATTTCTACGAACAGATGATAATAGGAGATACTGCTGACAATGTTAATTACTGTAAAGGATATGGTAAAAAATATGCAGAAAAGTATTTAGCAGATTGCGTAACTAAATTTCAATATACCAAAAAGATTTACGAACTATTTAAAATAATCTATAAAGGAAAAGCAAGACAAAAGTATGTTGAATGCTGGAATCTTTTAAAATTAAAAACAGAATAGTTATGAAATATTGCAATGATTTTAGATATGATTTAAAAGTTGGGCAGATTGGAGAAAAACTATTAAGTGATATACTATTAAATAAAAAAATAGAAGTAAAAAGAGATAGTTGGATATACAAAAGCGGTAACATAGCAATAGAATACGAAAGTAGAGGCAAACCTTCTGGAATAGCAAAATCAGAAGCAGGGTATTGGGCTATTATATTTTCTGGTGGTTATGAAGATGAAATAATAATAATAATAAAAGAAAACAGATTGAAAAAAATATGTAGAGAATTTTATAAAAAAGGAAACATAAAATCTATGGGGGATAATAACACATCAAAATCAATATTAATACCAATTAAAGAATTTTTAAAAACAAACTAAAATGGAAATAACAACAAGATTACAAGAAGTAATAAATGATTATACTGGAGTTGATGTAGTAGCGAAATCAAGAAAAAGAGAAATAATTGAAATGCGTTCATTGTATTTTGATATTCTAAAAGATTTAGAACCAAATAAAACTTATTCTTCAATAGGTGAAAGCGTAAATGTAGACCATTCAACAGTAATACATTCTTTAAACAAATATAATATGTATGAAAAATTTAGTCCTAATCTAAAAGCAATAAGAAAAAAGGTTATTGGAGCATTCAGAGTTGAGTCTTTAGAACAGTTAGAGGTAGTTTATGAAGAGGTGAAAGAAACAAAAAAGACATTTGAAATAATAGAACAATTAAATCAATTGTTAATAGATACAGAAGGAACTGAAAAGAACTATCTGTTGCAAGTTAGACTGGAAGCATTTTATGATATGAATAAAATAAAAACTGAAGGTTGGTATGATGAATCAAAAGAGAAAAGAATGAATATAATAGGTCAAAATGGAAACGATGGACAACATTATAAGTAAAATTATGACACCAAAAGAAAAAGCAATTGCAATCTTTAGCGAGTATCAAGAATGGTGGTTTTACGTAAACTATTTAATTGAAAATGTAGGAACAGAAGAAGGTAAAAAATACTGGGAAGAAGTAAGACAAGAAATTGAAAAGCTATGACAAATAAAGAATTAAAAGCAATGCAAGTTGTTAATGAAATTATTAAAAGAACTTCTTTTTGGAATATAGATATGTGGTATGATTTTAGAAATGTTTTTATTGATAATTATTACGAACTTAATAAATTTCCTAGAGATGAATTTAATGAATGGAAGCTAAAGCGGATAATAAAATATAATTCTTTTATTGAACAAAAAAGATAAAAAGTTATTTATTTAGTATAGTTATGAATAATCAAATTATATCAAATGGAAAATAGAGGTGGCAAAAGAGATAATGCTGGAAGAAAATCTAAGTCAGAAGAAGTACAATTGTTAGAGAAGTTAGGGGCATTAGAACCCTTAGCTTTTTTAGCATTAGAAAAAGGATTAGAGAAAGGTGATTTTAAATTTACGCAATTATTCTACAATTACTACGCTGGTAAACCTAGAGAAACTAAAGAAATTACAGTTACTAATGAACAACCTATATTTAACATAGGTGATTTAGATGACATTTAAAGAACGATAATATGGAATTTATACTAACTACTGCAATTAAAAAGTTAGCACGTTTAAAGAACCGTATCAAGGTCGTAAGAGGTGGAACTTCTGCTGGCAAAACATTTGGAATATTACCATTGTTAATTGATAAAGCTATCAAAGAACCATTACTTGAAATAAGTGTAGTATCTGAATCTATACCACATTTGAGAAGAGGTGCATTAAAAGACTTTCTGAAAATAATGATGTCATTGAATAGGTACAAAGATGACCAGTTCAATAAAAGCACATTGAAATATACTTTTGCTAATGGTTCATACATTGAATTTTTTAGTGCGGACCAACCAGATAAATTGAGAGGTGCAAGAAGAACTATTCTTTATGTTAACGAATGTAATAATATTGATTTCGATGCATATTATCAAATGGCTATACGGACATCTGGGGACATCTGGTTAGATTATAATCCAGCATCTACATTTTGGGTAGATAAAGAAATTTTAACACAACCTAATACAGATTTTATAACATTAACTTATTTAGACAATGAAGCATTATCTGATACGATAGTTAAAGAGATTGAATCAGCAAGGGAAAAAGCAAAGACATCCACATACTGGAGTAATTGGTGGCAAGTTTATGGTTTAGGTCAAACTGGAAGTTTAGAAGGTGTGTGTATTACGGATTGGAACGAAATAGATTTGCCTTTAGATGCAAGAATCTTGTGTGCTGGAATGGATTTTGGTTATACTAATGACCCAACAAGTTTAGTTGTAATGTATAAATATAATGATGCTTATATTTTTGATGAAGTTATTTATAAGAAAGGTTTATTGAATAGTGAAATATCTAATTTATTAAAGGCAAATGGCATTGAAGATATAATTTATGCTGATTCAGCTGAACCAAAATCAATAGCTGAACTAAATAGTTACGGTCATAATATCTTGCCAGTATCTAAGGGCAGAGATTCAATCGTTTATGGTATCAATTTAATCAATCAAAATAAAATATACGTAACATCAAGAAGTAAGAACTTAATCAATGAACTAAGGAACTATATTTGGTTAACTGATAAGTCTGGAGTGAAAATGAATAAACCAATAGATGCTTACAATCACGCAATTGATGCGATGAGATATTCGATAATGAGCCAATTAGAAAACCCAAACAAAGGGAGTTATTATATTTACTGATGTTAAAGTTATGTTAAAATAATTATTTATAGTTTTAGATGTTTATAAGTTGTGTATATTTGACCCAACAAATAAAAACAAACACTATGACACTTTCAAGCATCACAAAACAAGTAGAAAAATTAGAGGTTAAGATTTCTGAATTATCAAGAAAATTAAACAAAACACAATGTACTAAAGTAGAAATAGAGTTATCAAATACAAGAGAACTTTTATATCACTTTGCAAAAATACAATCCTTATTAATTCATAACTAATAAGGATTTTCTAATCGATTAATAAATAAATCAATTTAACCAATGAACACAAGACTTAAAAAGGTGTTTTTGATTGCTTTTTTTTCTTGTGGGATTCTTAAATATAAATTTTATGCTTAAAAATATAAATAAAAAACGTTTAGAAATAACTTTTAAAAATAGTAAGAGACATTTTCACAAAGGAACAAGTGCAAGGTTTAGGGCATCTGGTTTTTTAGAAGGTGTTTTATTTGCTTATAATGAACTTGAAGAAGGAAAAGATTTTATATTTAAGAATATAGAATATCAAGAAATAGGCTGGCTTGGAGGTAAAACCATTAAAACAAGAAAACAAACTTATTCAGAATTTATAATTGAAAAATTTGAGATATTTTTAAATAAGCAATGACATACGGAGAGATAATAGCTAAGATACAATTATACATTCATCACGTTAAGAATGTAGAGATAGAAATTAATCTACCTAGAAATAGAGGTGAAATAAAAAAGATGCAGAAAATGTATAATGTTGCAAATGAGTACTTTAATAAAAATTAAATGTTAAAGTTTTCATAAGTTGTAAAACTTGTTGATAAAGGTTGTATATTTACACCAGCAATAAAGCGAAATCCAAAATCAAACATTATGACACTTACTAAAAAAATATCAAACGGAGTTTATTTACACTTAACTACTAAGAAATATGTATCAGCTTTTGTAGGTTGTTCTTCAACAGTTTGGAATATATTTAATGATGAAGATTTATGTGATGAATTTGCAATCGGTTTTTACACAAAGAAAGAAGCGGTTGAGTATTTAAACGGATTAACATAATGGATTGGAAAGATGAATTATACGAGAGAATTAAACACAAAGAAACAATTTTCAATATGACACCAGAAAGACTAAGAAAACAAATGTTAAAAAATCCTTATTCTAAATTATGGGACAAGGATTTAAATAAATGGAATGATGAAGATATAGCAAGATTATGTGCATTAGAGAACGGAACTATTCAAGCTATCACACCCAGAAAAAAGGTTGCCCAATTTAATAGGGTAATTAGAGTTGCAGATGGAAAGATTTATAATTCTATCACAGATTGCATCGCAGATAATAACAGTTACAAAGTAAAAATGTACAATTTAATTAACGAAGGTATACACTATAAAAGATTATGAAAACATTAGAAAAGATTTACGACAAGATTAGTTTTGTTTTATACGGTGGAAAAAAATTAACTCCTAGAGAATTTTAAGATATGAAAAGATTTAAAGTAGAAGGTTGGTACAGATACAACGACGAGAAAGATTTTGAATGGGCAATAATAACAATAGACAGTCCAACAAGTGCAATAGAATTTTTTGAGGATATGTATCAAGAATTTAGTTTTTACAAGATAGATATAAAAGAAATAGTTTGATGGTTGTTTAATTTGGTTAATTAAGACTTACAGAAATGTAGGTCTTTTTTTTGTTTAATACAATTTGACTTTTATTTTATTATTATAAAAAACAATAAATGAAATACGAATTAAATATACCAACGGAACTAGGCGAAGTGAAATTATCACAGTATCAAAAGTTCTTAAAGATTGCAAAAGACAATGAAGATTCTGAATTGCTACATCAGAAGATGGTTCAAATATTCTGCGGAATAGATTTAAAAGAAGTTGCTGAAATAAAATTTAAGGATGTAGTTGATATTACAGATTCATTAGGTAGAATGTTTGATGTTAAAAATCACAAGTTCATCCAGAAGTTTAAAATGGGCGGTATAGAATTTGGATTTATTCCTAATCTTGAAGATATATCTTTTGGAGAATATACTGATTTAGATACATATTTAAGCGACTGGCAGCAGATGCACAAAGCAATGGCAGTATTGTATAGACCAATAAAAAAGAATGGCTTAAATGGCACGTATGAGATTGATAAGTATAATGGTTCAATAACTTATTCTGAAGTAATGAAACACGCACCACTTAATGTTGTCTTAGGTGCTAATGTTTTTTTTTACAATTTAGGGAACGAATTATTAGCCAGTACGATGGATTATTTGGAGAAGGACAAAGAAGTGATGACTATTCTGCATCAGCACAATTCGGTAAAAGATGGGGATGGTATAGTTCAATCTATGCTATTGCTCAAGGAAACCTTGCAAGATTTGATGAAGTTACCGAACTACCACTTACACAATGTTTAACTTATCTAACATTTGAGAAACAGAAAAATCAAATTGAATCTGATTTAATAAAAAGAAAATAACAATGAGTACATTCTACGAAATAACAACTAAAATAAAAGACCAATTGCAACTTGATAAGTTTGTCAATACTGTAACAATGGGAGATATATTTAAAGTTGATTTAAACAAGCAAACTATATTTCCTTTGTCGCATATCATAATTAACAACGTGTCTTATCAAGGTGCTGTTCTAGTCTATAACGTATCAATTTTATCAATGGATATTGTTGATGAATCTAAAGATAAAGTAACAGATATATTTGTTGGTAATGATAATGAACAAGATGTTTTGAATACTCAAATGATGGTTGCAAATAGATTTATTGAAGTGCTTAGAAGAGGTACTTTAAGAAATGATTTTGAATTAATAGGAAACCCAAACATTGAATTTTTTACAGAAAGATTTGAAAATAAATTAGCTGGTGTAACTACTACTTTTGATATGGCAATTGCAAACACAATGACAATATGCTAGAGGTTCAAAAGGTAATAGAAAAGTTTAGAAATGTTGTTATACAACAAGCGAGAAGTAATTTATCAAAATCAAAGAAAAACGATACAAAAGATTTATACAATAGTTTAAAAGGTGAAATAGTAACTGAAGATAAATTTACAATTGTAGGATTCACAATGTTGAATTATGGAATGTATCAAGATGAAGGTGTTAAAGGAGTTGACCCTTCAAAGGTTTCAAAAAATGCAAAGATAAGAGGACAACAAGCACCTAACAGTAGATTCAGTTTTAAGACATTACCACCACCTTCAAAACCATTAGCTGAATGGGCAAAAAGAAAAAACATAAGATTAAGAGATTCTAAAGGAAAATTTAAAAAAGGCAGTTATAAAACCATAGGAATAATAATAGCTAGAAATATATTTTACAGAGGAATTAAACCAAGTTTGTTTTTTACAAAACCTTTTGAATCTGCTTATAAGAAATACATTGATACAGATTTAGTAAAAGCATTTGGACAAGATATAGAAACGATTATTGATTATAGTTTAAAAGATATAAAATGAAAATAATAAATGCACGTTCACCATTCTTTGTAACAGTAGATGAACTAAACCAAGTTGGAAGTAATATTGAAATATTCATTTGGAATGAACCAAATACAAAACCAGTTTCAGCTAATTATTCACTAAGCAAAAAGATAGCTTCATTCACTCAAACTGCAAACACTTATAATGTGAGTTCTTTTGTTCAAGAATATATTGATAACGTAGTAAGTACAACTACTACTGATTTAAATTATGCCAATGTATCTATCGATGTTTATAAAGAAGTATCTGCTGGCAGCTATTCACTAACAAGGGTGGAAAATTATGTTGGTGTAAATGGCTTTAATACTTACTTGGAAGGACCAAATAAAATAAACAGTAATGAAATAATCACAATTCTAAATAACAATTTAAAGACTGTAAATTATAATAGATTAGATTCTATTCCTTTTGTAAATGTGTTTGTCGATTCTGTTTCTGGGGATACATTAGAATTAAACTACACCGATAAAAGAGGTAGAAATTTAACAAATACAATACTGATTTCTGGAACAGATGCTGCAAGAAAAGAACTTTTAAAAATACCTCTATCTACCACATCAATTAAATATGATGAACAAAATAAACTTGAAATAAAATACGTAAGAAATGCGGAAACTTTTAGTTTTGATTATACGGTTGTGGCTATTTGTGAAAATAAATATACACCAGTTGTTTGTTCTTTTATCAATAGGTTTGGTGGGTGGGAGTTTCTAACATTCTTTAAGGCTCAAACTAATACAATAGATGTAAGTAGTACTTCATTTGATTTAAACCCTTCTAGCATTAACTATGATGTTTTTAAGGGCAAGACTAAAAACTTTAATACTAATGGGAGTCAAACTGTTAAATTAAATACTGGTTGGATAGATGAAATTCACAATGAAACAATACAAGATTTAATGCTAAGTGAAACTATTTTATTAGATAATAAACCAGCAAGTTTAGCAACTAAACAGACAGTTTTAAAGACAGATTTAAATGATAAAAATATTAATTACACATTAGATTTTAGCTATAATTTTGACCTAATAAACAACGTAATTTAGATGGTAACAGTAGGACTATTTATAAAAACAGATACAGAATTTGAAAGGATAGAATTATTTGCTGACGAAAAAATCAGCATAACCAGCAGCATCCAAAACATTTCAGATATTTCTAAAGTTTATACAGACTTTTCGCAAACTTTTACAGTACCAGCATCAGTAAAAAACAATAGAATATTCAAAAACTGGTATGAAAACAGTATAGATAATGGATTTGATGCAAGAAAAAGAAAAGAATCTTACATCGAATTAGATACTATCAATTTTAGAATTGGTAAACTTCAATTAGAATCAATTGATTTAAAAGACAATAAACCCAACGGATATAAACTAACATTCTTTGGTAATTTAGTTAGCTTAAAAGACACCTTTAATGGTTTGTTGATGAAAGATTTAAATGCTGGAACTTATGATTTTGCATACAGTGCATCGAATGTTGAACAAAAATTAACAACACAAACAGATTCTGATATAAAATTTCCTTTGATTAGTTCTTTAAGAAGTTGGAATATAGGAAAAGGTGGAGTTGATGACATATCTGTTCAAGCAAATTCAATTGCATTTAATGAATTATTCCCAGCAATAAGACTAAAGGCAATCTTTGATTTAATATCTACGAAATTTGGAATATCTTTTATTGGTGATTTCTTAAATGTTGATGAACGTTTTAAGAATGCATATTTGCTTTTAAAAAATAGCGAAGTATTTAAAGTAAATGGGCAACCGTTAAAGATAAATTATCAAACTGGGAATGTAGGGAATTACGGATTTAGTTTTGATTTGACAACTGATATTTTAACACTTACTGATTTCAATGAAGATGCAGTTAATAGGAATGTTGTTTTAAGCGTTTCAAATTCTGTTGCTGGGATTCCTTATAGTTTATTAGTTTATAGAAATGGTGTGCTATTAAACACACTAAATGAAATTTCTGTAAATGGCACAAAAAGCACAAATGTATTTACATATTCTGGTTCTGCTGGAAGTGCAGATTCTTATGAATTTTTTATTGTCGCAGATGCTCCATTAACGTTTACTTCTTATGCGAATTTTAACACAACTTGGAGAGTAGAGGGGACACCTAACAACGCAACTTCTTTAGTAAATCAAACTACTGCACAAACTACTACTTCGATTTTAGATATTGCTTCTTATTTCCCAGATTTAAAGATTGAAGATTTCTTTTCTGGTATATTAAAGATGTTTAATTTAACTTGTTATTCTGAAGAAACAAACATTTATAAAGTTGAACAAATAGAAATATTTTATCAAAAAGGAAAAACAGTTGACATTTCAAAATACATTAGAACAGATAGTGTAGATATTGACAGAACCAAACCTTATAACAAAATAGATTTTAAGTTTCAGAAAAGCGAAAACCTTTTGTCTACTGCTTATCTTTCAAATAATAGAATTGAATATGGAAATTTAAGAGCAGAATTTGATGTTGATGGTTCAGAATTTTCAGTTGAACTACCTTTTGAAGATGTATTATTTTCTGGAATAGCTGATAATTTATCTGCTGGATTTTTATTTAAAACAGACTTAAAGGCATACATTCCAAAACCAATTATTCTTTACGATTACGCTGCTTTACAAACTGCACCAGCATTTTATTTTAATGGTAATTCAACAACAACTTATAATGCTTTTGGTTCTGAAACTTTAATTGGTGGCGAAACTTATTCTTTGAATTTTGGCGAAGAACAATCACCGATGACAAATCAACTATTAACTAACACATTATATTCTGAATACTACCAAGAATATTTAAATAATATATTTAATGTCAAGGCAAGAATATTTAAAATAAACTGCATTTTTCCAGTATCAATTTTAGCGTCTTTAAAACTAAATGATAGGATAGTTATTAGAGATAAGAGATACACTATTAATAGTCTAAATACAGATTTAACAACAATGGAAGTTGCGTTAGAATTGATTACAGATTTTAGAGAATTGACTACATACATACCACCGCCAATTCAAGACAAAGATTATTCTTCAACTGATTATTCATCTGATTATTATATTTAAAATTATGACAAAACAAGAAATACAAAATTTAATTGATGCTAATTTAGCAACTGGAACTGTGATAACTGCGGTTAAACATCGAGAAGTGGAAACTGCTATTTTAGATTTTATACAAACTGCAACTACTTCTAATGTAGGATTTATTACTGTTGGCGATGTTGATTCTGGCAATGTTGGTGATACAAAAATAGTAGGTGGGGATGTAGTTTCAGCAACTATCACAACAAGAACTTCAAGAGGACAAATATTTAATGTGGTGTTGACAAATGCACTACCTTCTTTAAATTATTTCGTTAGAACACACGTTCAATCATTAGGTAATATGGAAGGTGATAATGACATACACCCTATTGTTTTTAAAGTAAACACTACGAATAGTTTTTATATTTATGTAGAGGACTATGGACAACTTCAAAACATTAGATTACACATTGAAACTCAAGCTATTTAATTATGTTAAAACAAATTTTAGAACTATTAGCAATTCAAGAACACTATTCACAATCTGAAAACATAGAGATTGCAAAAGGAAAATATCAATTAACTAAGACTTGGAAACAAGCATTTGAACAAATAAAAAGGCAATGGAAAACAAGGTAGTTAATTTAGAAATTAAAAATAATCTTGCTGAAGTTACAAAAGATGTTAAGAAATTATCTAACAGTTTTGAAGATACATCACAAGAAATAAAGGGAATCCAAAAATCAACTAAGAGTGCAGAAGATGGTGTTAAATCACTTTCTTCTGGATTTAAAGGAATGGGGTTAGCTATTAAAGCAATCGGTATTGGCTTAGTGATGGAAGCGTTCAATTTGTTTAAAGAAGTGTTAGGTAAGAATCAAAAAGTAGTTGATTTTATGTCAACTGCTATTGGTGCTTTATCAATAGCTTTTAATGATTTATTTGGATTTGTTACAGATAATTTTCCTACTATAATAAAAATATTTAAAGATGTATTTGAAAATCCAACTGAATATTTAAAGAAGTTTGGTGATTTAATTAAAGAAAATTTACTTGAAAGATTTGATTCTTTATTAGATACTGTCGGATATTTAGGCGAAGCATTAAAGAAAGTGTTTGAAGGTGATTTTGCTGGTGCAATGGAATCTGTGAAAAAGGCTGGGAAAGAATCTTTGGATGTTTTAACTGGCGTTAATGATTCATTTGATAAAGGGAAAAAGTTTGTAGAAGATGCATCAAAAGCAATTTCTGATTATGCAGTAAATACTTTTAAGGCTTCAGCAGCAAATATAGATTTGCAAAAATCAGCATTAATAGCAGCTGCTCAACAAGCTAAATTAGTTGAACAATATGATTTACAAGCGGAACAATTAAGAAAAATTAGAGATAATGATTTACTGTCTATTGAAGATAGAATTATTGCAAATAATAAACTTAAAGATGTTTTAAAAAATCAACAAATTGCAATGAAGGCACAAGCAGATTTGCAAGTAAGAGCGGCAGAAGCAACATTTAATTTAAATAAAACTACTGAAAATCAAGTTGCATTAATAAACGCACAAGCAAACGCATTAGGAGTTTTAGCCCAAGTTGAAGGACTGACATCTGAACAAGAAGCAAATAGAATATCTTTGCAAAAAGAATCTGTTGACCTTACAAAATCACAAATTGATGGCATTAGTTCATTGTCAATAGAGCAAAAAAAGTTCAATGAAACATTAGAAGCAGACGAATTAAAAAAGTTGGAACTGCAAAAAACTAATTTAGAAGCAGAAAAATTATCTGAAACTGAAAGATTACAAAATCAAATAAATGGTTATGCATTAGGCACACAAGCGAGAGTTGATGCAGAATTAGAATTGAAAACTAGATTACAAGAAATAGATAATGAAATAACAACAAATGAATCAGAACAAACAAAAGCTAGAATAGAAATTTCTAAACTAGAAGCAGATGCTAAAATTGAAAACTTAGCAAGAGGTTCTGCAATGTTGTCTAATATTTCAGATTTAATTGGACAAAATACTGCTGCTGGAAAAGTTGCTGCGGTGGCTGCTACAACCATTGATACATACGCTGCTGCACAATCTGCTTTTAAAAATGCTCAAGCAAATCCTATATCTATTTTAGGTCCAGCATATCCTTATATTTCGGCTGGTTTAGCAATCGCTGGTGGTCTTAAAAATGTAAAAGCTATTATGTCTGTTAAAACCCCAAAAGGCGGTGGTAATGCATCTGTTCCAAGTGGTGCAAGTATGGGTGCAGCACCTTCTTTTAATGTGGTAGGTGCAAGTCCAACAAACCAATTAGCACAATCTTTAGGAGATAAACAAAACACACCAATAAAGGCTTATGTAGTATCTGGTGAAGTGTCAACTGCACAATCTTTAGATAGAAATATAATCAAGAGTGCTTCAATAGGATAAACAAAAAGTAAATTAACTTATTTAAATAATATGAGAATAATAGAACTAATTATTGACGAAACAGAAAAACTATCTGGAGTAGATGCAGTTTCAATTGTTGAATTTCCAGCAATAGAATCAAATTTCATTTCATTAAACGAACAATTAGTATTAGCAAAAGTTGATACTGAAAAGAGGATTTTAATGGGTGCGGCATTAATTCCAAATAAAAACATTTACAGAAGAAATGGAGAAGACGAATATTATATTTTCTTTTCTGATGATACTGTAAGAAAAGCAAGTGAATTGTTCTTGATGAATAGCAACCAAAATAACGCTACGTTAGAACACGATAAAAAATTGAAAGATTTATCTGTTGTTGAAAGTTGGATTGTTGAAGATGCTGAAATGGATAAGTCAAAAAAGTATGGCTTAAATGCTCCAATAGGAACTTGGATGGTATCAATGAAAGTGAACAATGAACAAATCTGGAATGATTTTGTAAAGACTGGAAAGGTAAAAGGATTCAGCATAGAAGGTTATTTTGCTGACAAATTAGAAATGAGTTTAGAAGATGCTAAAGAACAAGAATTGATTGAAAAGATTAAAAAAATTCTTTCAAATGAAAAACACAAGTTATAAAGTTCACGTTCAGAAAACAGTTCAATCAGAAGTTGATTCTGTCAACATCGAACAAGGTGCAATGTTGGTTACTGATGCTGCTTTGTTTATGGGTTTTAATGATGAACAAGTAAAGGTATTTCCACCTAAATCAAATAAAATGGGATTAGGCTGGGCAAGATATGACGATACAGAATATACTACTTTAAATCGCTATACACTAAACGCTTTTGAAGAAGTTGTTTTACCAAATAACGCTGGTAATAAAATTGAAGCAAATTTAAACTCCAGCATTTCTTATTATAACGGAATTACGCAGCGTGTCAGAGCAGAAAATGTTGGTGATGTTTATTTAATGACTATTGTTTTTAAAGCAATAGCGGTAAATTCTGCTGATTGTTGGGTTGATATGTATTTTCAAAATGCTGGGGCAAGTCAATATGAACGTTTAGGAGAAACTTTTTATATTCAAAAAGGTAATAATATAGAGGTTAAATTTCATAAAATATTTCAATACTATTCAGATTTAGATTTTGTCAATAATGGTTCACAATGGAAATTGACATCAAACAAATCTATTCAAATTTATGACATAATATATTTAATACAGAGAACAAATAACAATGCAATATAATGGGAAATAAAACAAGTTCACCAAAAGGTGGAAAAAGAGGTTGTTTATGTAAGAATGGAAAATATAGTTCAAGATGTTGCGAAGGTAAAGTTTCAGAACAAGGTATTGGCTCACTTAAACAACAGACTGAATCTGTAACAATAGTACTTGGAACTGCAAGAACAACTGTTAGAATAAGCAGCTAATTTATAACAAAAAGTTATAATAATAATTAATATAAAAAAAATACAAATGAATGTACAAAAATTAGTTTTTAATAAACTATTTAAGGAGGAATTATCTATTGAAAAAGTTGAACTAGGAATTCTGCAAGATTTAACTTCTAACATTAATCAAGGAGTAGCTACTGGAGATAAAGCAAGAAAACAATTTGAAGTTGCAGATGCTCAATCAAAAGTAAAATCTGATTTAATTAATAAATTAGAGAAGGCAACTTCTGACCTTGAAAAAGAAATACAATCATTGCAGTTTTTTGCGGAAGATACAAAAGCATATTTAGCTAGAGCAAGTAAAGATTATACTGCATTTGTAAACCAAGCATCTGATTTAGGAATTGATTACCCTAAAAGCATAGACACAAATTATAAAATACTAGAAAAGCAAGTGCAATTTTTAAATAATTCAATACCTAAATTTAAATAAATATGAATGTAATAAACGAGATTAAAACTCTTTTGGGAATGGAGGTAAAACTTACCCAAATGAAATTAGTTGATGGTGTAACCGTGATTGAAGCAGAAATGTTTGAACCAGAAAATGGTGTATTCATCGTTAATGGTGAAGATAGAATTGCCGTTCCAGTTGGAGAATATGAAATGGAAGATGGTAATATTCTTAAAGTTGAAGTTGAAGGTGTTATTGCATCTGTTGAAATGCCAGCAGAAGAAGTTGAAACTCCAGAAGCGGAAGTAGAAGTAGAAGTTGAAGCACAAGCGGAAGTTGCAGCTACACCTAAAAAGATTATTGAATCAGTTTCTAAAGAAAGTTTCTTTGCTGAAATCGAGAAATTAAGAACTGAAATTGCAGAATTAAAACTAGCAAAAGAAGTTGTTAAAGAAGAATTAACATCTGTTGAACCATTAACACATTCGCCAGAAACTAAATCAGAAGTAAAACTAAACAAAATTTCACCTAATCGCCAAATGACAACTAAAGATATTGTTATGGCAAAACTTTTTAACTAAATAAATATGGCTACTACTACAAGTATTACAACAACTTATGCTGGAGAATTTGCTGGAAAATATATTTCTGCTGCATTATTATCTGGTTCTACTATCGCAAATGGCGGTATTGAAGTTAAACCAAACATCAAATTTAAAGAAGTAATCAAAAAGATTTCTACTGATGCAATCGTTGCTAATGCAACTTGTGATTTTGATGCAACTTCTACTGTTACACTAACAGAAAGAATTTTACAACCAGAAGAATTTCAAGTAAATTTACAACTTTGTAAAAAAGATTTCCGTTCTGACTGGGATGCAGTTTCAATGGGTTATTCTGCTTTTGATTCTTTACCAAAATCTTTTGCTGATTTCTTACTAGCACACGTTGTTGCTAAAGTTGCTGAAAAAACAGAAAACACAATATGGAAAGGTGTAACTGCTAACGCTGGAGAATTTGATGGATTTGTTACTTTGGCTGGTGCTGATGCTGCGGTTATTGATGTAGTTGGAACTGCTATAACTGCTTCAAATGTTATTGCTGAACTAGGAAAAGTTGTAGATGCTATTCCAGCACAATTATACGGAAAAGAAGATTTGTATCTTTATGTTTCACAAAACGTAGCTAGAGCATACGTAAGAGCATTAGGTGGATTTGGTGCAAGTGGACTTGGTGCTGCTGGTACAAATGATATGGGGACACAATGGTGGAATAACGGAAGTCTATCTTTTGATGGTGTTAAAATCTTTGTTGCAAACGGAATGGCTGCAAACTTTATGATGGCAGCTGAAAAATCTAACTTATATTTTGGAACTGGATTAGTTTCTGATTCTAACGAAGTAAAAGTAATTGATTTAGCTGAAATTGATGGTTCAGAAAATGTAAGAGTAGTAATGAGATTTACTGCTGCGGTTCAATTTGGAATTGCATCTGACATTGTACTTTATTCACCAGTATAATAATAAACTAATTATATTCTAAAGGGGAGGTAAAAACACCTTCCCTTTTTTATTAACTTTTAAATAAAAAATTATGGCTTGTGATATAAGTTTGGGAAGAACAGAGCAATGTAAAGATTCCGTTGGGGGTTTAGCTGCTGTTTATTTTGTTAATTGGGGCGATGCTTCTAGTTATACGATTGTGGAAGACGAAATTACTGCGGTGTTAGGTACACCAAATGCTTACAAATATGAATTAAAAGGTACATCTACTTTCTCACAAACTGTTACAAGTTCAAGAGAAAACGGAACAACTTTTGTGGACCAAGTAATTAGTCTTAATTTAAAGAAATTATCTTCTGCTGATAATAAACAACTAAAATTATTGTCTTATGGCAGACCACAAGTTATAGTTGAAGATAACAACGGAAATAGATTTCTAGCTGGATTAACCAAAGGAGTTGATTTAAATTCTGCTACTATTTCAACTGGTGCTGCTATGGGTGATGCTTCTGGTTATCAAATTGAGATGCAAGGAATGGAAGTAGATGCTGCTAATTTTATTATAGGTGATTTAACTACAATTGGTTTTGTGATTGTAAACGGTCTTTAATACGTTTTATTTGTTTTTTTAAAGGGATGGCTTCGGTCATCCTTTTTTGTTTAAAACAATTTGCTATTTTAGTTATTATTATAAAAAAGTAATATGATAATTTTAAAAGAACAGTTAACAGAACAATCACTAACGTTTATTCCTAGAGAAATGAACGCTACAACTATTGTTTTAAGAAACGAAACTACTGCTGAAATAAGGACAATAGAAGCTATATTTTCATTAGATTCATACTATCTAACAACTACAACTATTTTTGCTTTAAAAGAGTTCACATTCTACAATTTAACTATTTTAAATGGTGTTGATGTAGTTTATAAGGATAAAATATTTTGCACAAATCAAGTAATAGAAGATTATACTGTAAACCAAAATCAATACGTTTCAAACGACACTAACAACGAATATAAAATTTATGAGTAATATATCAATTGTAAATTTAAGTGCTTACACGAGTCCTCAAATACAAGAAAATAAGAAAAATAATTACATTGAATACGGTGAAGAGAATAATTACTTTCAATATCTAATAGATAGATTTCTATATTCGTCAACTAATGGTGCTATAATTACTGGTATATCAAATATGATTTACGGTAAAGGTTTAGATGCTTTAGATTCTAATAAAAAGCCAAACGAATATGCACAGTTTAAATCTATCATTAAAGATTCTGATATAAAGAAAGTAGTTCTTGAAAGGAAACTATTGGGGATGGCATCTATGCAAGTTGTAAAAGAAAAGGGAGTTGTAAAACAGATTCTTCATTTTCCTATGCATACTTTAAGAGCAGAAAAATGTAATGATAAAGGACAAATTGAAAATTGGTATTATTACCCAAATTGGGCAGAAAAGAAACCTTCTGAAGTAATAAAAAAGATTCCAGCATTTGGATTTGGAAACGGAAATGAAGTAGAAATTTATGTTATTAAACCTTATATTTCGGGTTTTGATTATTATAGTCCGATTGATTATAGTGGTTCACTTCCTTACGCATTACTTGAAGAAACAATTGCAGATTATCAAATCAATGATTGTCAAAATGGTTTTAGTGGTACGAAAGTAATAAATTTCAATAATGGTATTCCTTCAGAAGAAATGAGGGATAAGATGAAACGTGATGTGTTAGGAAAATTAACTGGTTCAAGAGGTGAAAAAGTTATTATTGCTTTTAATTCAAATGCCGAAAGTAAAACTACTGTTGAAGATTTACCTTTAAATGATGCACCAGCACATTATGAGTATTTAAGTAAAGAATGTTTTGATAAATTGATTGTAGGACATAGAGTAACTTCACCAATGTTATTAGGAATAAGAAATGAAGGGGGCGGTTTAGGAAACAATGCAGACGAAATAAAGACTGCTACGCTATTAATGGACAACATCACAATCAAACCATATCAACTTGAATTGGTTGATGCTATTGATGAGATATTAGCGGTTAATGGTATATCATTAAAACTATATTTTAGGACTATACAACCTTTAGAATTTGTAGATACTGAAGGAATGAATGCTGAAACAAAAGAAGAAGAAACTGGTGTTAAAATGAGTGCTGAAAGTTCACTTGAACTAGATGAATTTATAGATTTAAACGGTGAAATTCTTTCTGATAATTGGGTATGCGTAGATGAAACTGAAGTTGATTATGATACTGAACAAGAATTAGACAACGAAATAAATACTCTGAATAAAAAATCAACACTTTCAAAGGTTTATGAATTTGCAAAATCAGTTAGTTCAAGGCCAAATGCTAAATCTACACAAGATAAAGAAATTGATGGTTTTAAATTCATTACTAGATATTCTTATACTGGTAATGAATCGCCAGAGAGAGAATTTTGCGTTAAGATGATGAGGTCAAGTAAAGCTAATAGAGTGTACAGAAAAGAAGATTTAGAAAATGTAAATTCTAAAATTGTAAATGATGGTTTTGGACATAATGGTCAAAAATATAATGTCTTCTTTTATAAAGGCGGACCAAGATGCCACCATAAATTTGTTAGAAAAACATTTGTAAATATGGAGGGTGTTAAAGTTGATGTAAATAATCCAAATGCAAAAACTATTTCAACTGCTAAAGCGGAAAAATACGGTTATAGAATAAGAAATAAAAAAGAGGTTGCAATGATTCCTAATGATATGCCGAATAAAGGATTTCATCCAGACAACAAAAACAAACCTAAATCTTAACAAATGGCAAAGGCACTATTTATAAGCACAAACGACATAGTCAAATATACTATGTTAAATGGAAATGTTGACCCAGACACTTATACTCAATTTATATTTCAAGCACAACAGATTCACATTCAGAATTATTTAGGCACGAAATTATACAATAAAATTAATGATGGTATAGTTGCTGGAACACTTACACAACCATATTTAGACCTTTTAAAAGACTATATCAAGTTTATGGTAATTTGGTATGCTATGGTTGAGTTTTTACCTTATGCATCTATTAAAATAAGTGAAAAAGGAGTTTTTAAACACAACTCTGAAAACAGTACAACAGTAGATAAAATTGAAATAGATTCTTTAGTTGCTAATGCAAGAGATACTGCACAATCTTACACAAATAGATTTATTGATTTTATGAGTTTTAATCAAGTATTATTCCCAGAGTATAACACTAATTCAAATTCGGATGTTTACCCAGATAAAGATGCAAATTTTAGCGGATGGATATTATAGAAACTTACAAGCCAAAAGAAAAGAACATAAAAAAACTTCAAATGTTCTTGAAGAAATTAGAAAAAAATGATTTTAAAGTAAAAAAACAAAAAAAGTAAATTATGAATTTTTCACACATAAAAGGAGATACATTTGATGAGGTTGCATTCTCTATTAAGATAAACAATGTAGCTTTAGATTTAACTGGTGCAACAATTAAAATGCAATTGAAAAAAAGTAGTGATTTAAGTACTGCTTCACTTTCATTAACATCTGTTGGTTCTGCTGGAATCACAATAACTTCACCTACTTCTGGCTTGTTTAAAATAAACGAACAAATTATAGACATTGAAGTGTTTAACTATGCTTATGACATTCAATTAACATTATCAAATGGAGTAGTCAAAACATACGTTTCTGGAACTTTTAACATTACTAAAGAAATTACTACATAATGGCAAACGAAATAGAAATTGGTGTAACTAAGATTGAAAATTTAATTGAAATTAGTTCACAACCTAATGACCAGATTATAGATATTGGAGTAACGGATAATGCGGATGATGTTGTAATAAATGTTACACCTTCAGTTGTAGAAATAAATATAAATAAAGGTGGTTTAAATTCAAATTTAGTAACATCTGTAAACACACAAATAGGTGATGTTGTATTAGATAAAAACGATATTGGATTAGGAAATGTAGATAATACTGGTGATTATCAAAAACCTATTTCTACTGATGTGCAAGTTGCATTAAATGAAAAAGCAGATTTAGTTGATGGTTTAGTACCTACTTATCAATTACCTTCTTTTGTTGACGATGTTTTAGAGTTTGCCGATTTTGCTTCTTTTCCTACTAGTGGTGAAATAGGTAAAATTTACATTGCGATTAGTCCAGAAAGTTTGCAATACAGATGGACTGGTTCAGCATATTTGCAAATAACAAATGGTTTAATTGCCTCAACAAATGATGTTCCAGAAGGTAATACAAATCTTTATTTTCTTGCTTCAAGAGTTTTATCTACTATTTTAAGTGGACTATCAACTGTTTCAACTGCGGTAATAACTGCAAGTGATTCTGTTTTAACTGCATTTGGAAAATTACAAGGTCAAATAACTTCACACGTTTCAAACCTTAATAATCCACATTCAGTTACAAAAACTCAAGTTGGACTTTCTAATGTAGATAACACAAGCGATTTAAATAAACCAATTTCTAATGCAACACAAACTGCTTTAAATTTAAAAGAAAATTCTTTTACTAAAAATACTGCATTCAACAAAAACTTCGGAACTATTGCTGGAACTGTTGCGGAAGGTTCTCACGTATCTAATTTAAACAATCCACATTCTGTAACTAAAGCACAAGTTGGATTATCTAACGTTCCAAATACAGATTTCACTTCTGCGGTTGCTGCTAATACTGCCAAAGTTGGAATTACTGCACAACAATCTTCTGACATTACAACAAACAATGCGAAGGTTGGAATAACACCTACTCAAGCATCAAACATTGTAACTAATAACGGTAAGATTTCATTTGATAGCACAAGTTCAACAAGACTTGCAAACACAAGCG